TTGTGAATTTATAGGATCATCTTATGGTACTCAATCTTTAAATACTGAAGATATACAAGACTTTAAACCTTTTGATGAAGTAACATCAGAAATGGTTGAGGGTTGGGTTAAAGATGCTATGGGTGAAGAAGAAGTATCTAATATTGAATCTAACTTAGATCAACAAATAGAAGATGAAAAAAATCCAAGTTCAGAAACCATAACTTTGGAAAACTGATATACTTTAATTTTAACTACTTATAAGGAGAGTAAATATGAGTGATAATGAAAATATGGAAAACCAAGAACCAGTAATAATAACTTTTAACGATGTTGAGTACAGACAATCTGATTTATCAGAAGATCAAATGGCTTTAGCATCTAGGTTAAATGTTATTGGTAGGAAACTAGCATCATTACAAGCAGCACACGATGATTATGTAATGACTAATGATTATAAAAACATAGTCATTCAGTCTTTCGAAAGAAGCATAAATCCTGAAGTCATTGAGGAAGTTAAGGAAGAATAATGCCTAGAAAGACTGCTAATGATGTTCACGCTGATCTTAGAGTTCACGAAAGAGAATGTCAGGAGAGATGGAAGTCTATATATAAAAAAACTGATGCTTTGCAAAGTTCAGTCGATTCTATAAAGATTTGGCTCATTGGTGGTCTTACAACAATCATAGCTTCTTTAGTTACGCTTATTGTAAAAACCTCAATGTAATATGCTAGAAAAACTTATTGATCCTATCAGTAATATTCTTGATAAGTTTGTTGCTGACAAGGATTTAAAACAAAAACTAGAACACGAACTCAAAACAGAACTTCATAGAGCTAATATGGCTCAAATAGAAGTTAATAAAGAAGAAGCAAAACATAGAACAGTTTTTGTAGCAGGATGGCGACCTTTTACAGGTTGGGTATGTGCAACTGCATTGGCTTATCATTTTATCTTAGAACCTATTATTGTATTTAGTTTAGCTCTTTATAATATTGAATTAACATTACCACAATTTGACATGGGATCATTACTTACAGTTTTAATGGGTATGTTAGGTTTAGGTGGTTTGAGAACCTATGAAAAGAAACAAGGACTTACTAAGTAATGGATGGTCATAATCAAATATTCTTAGATAGGATTGTAGAGATGTTAAAAAGACATGAGGGATTAAGATTAAATCCTTATCATTGTTCTGCAAATAAACTAACTATTGGTATAGGTAGAAACTTAGAAGATAGAGGTATAACTGAAAGTGAAGCATTTTATTTATTGCATGGTGATATTAATTTAGTGCAAGAAGAACTAACTAAGAACTGGGGTGTATGGAGAACTTTCCCTGAAAAAGCAAGACTGGTATGTATTGATATGACATTCCAAATGGGTATTACAGGTTTTATGAAGTTTACAGAAACAAGAAAACTTATGGAACTTGGCAAATGGTTAGAAGCATCAGAAGAAGTGCTTAGATCAAGATATGGTATTCAAACTCCAAACAGAGCATTGTATAATTCAAGACAATTAGCTCTATGCAATAAAGATGGGCAAAAAGACAAGTGAAGATCATCAGGCTAATTCTAGGCTTGGTGCATTAGGAGAATCTTTAGTTCAAACATTTCTTTTAGAGCATTGTGATTGGTGTTATAGAACCCAAGAAAAACATCCAGCAGACCTAATGGTAGAGTTAGGTTCTGCTAAATATACTATTCAGGTTAAGAGTAGGAGAGAAACTAAACAAGGTAGATATGTTTTTGCAACTGAAACTTCAAGGTCATTATCTAGTGTATATAAGCATTATCATTGTGATATACACGCTTTTGTGTTTTTTGATAGTTCAGGAAAACATATCTTCTTCAAACCAAATAACTCTTCGCAGACTTACTTCTCATTTGATACATCAATAATCACGCCAACATTAGCTATAGATTCTTTTAAAGACACTTTGGATCAGCTAAGTTCAGTACCTAAGATAAATCCTCTTTTAAAATAATTAAAATAATTGTTGATATATTTATATATATAAGTATATAATGTACTTATGTTAAACAAAAAAGGAGTAATTAACATGAAAACACAACAACAATACTTTGATGAAATAAATAATAATTGGACAAAGTTTGATACTTTTAAAGATTGTTATGTAAAAAGAAGATTGCGAAAACTTAATGTTGGTAATCTAAAATATATTTTAGATATGATTGAGAATCAGATAAAAGATATTCGATCAAATGGCAGACCATCAGAAATAGTAGCAACTGAAGCTGGATGGATGCCTATTCAAAAATATATTAATTACACTATTGATAAAAGGGAGAGTGCATAATGAGATACACATTAGAAGTATGGCTACCAAAAAATAACTTTTGGTTTAAAGCATTTGTAGGTAAAGATATGATCGAGCTTGGCAGACAGATTCTTAAAGTAAAAAAACAAGGTCATAAATATAGAGTAAACAAGGTTAATAAATAATGTCTAATCCATTTCAAAAAGCTTGTGATATTTTAGAACAGCATACAAGAATAGAAATTGCTGAAAAAGAATTAGAAGAAGCTGAAAATGTCATGGAAGAAAAGAAAAACAATTTATTTAACGAGAAAGCAAAATTAGAGGAGTTAGAAAATGAGCAATAATGTAACATTTAATTTAGTAGGTGGTGGTGAACTTAATATACCAGCTAGGTTTATAAGTGGTTTTTATAAAGATGATATGACTAGCGATGTCATAGTCGAAGTATTAGGCGAAGAATACATAGTTAGAGATAGCTTAGATGAAATAAAATATATATTGGGGATAGCTAGATGAAGCCTATAGGTAAGATCACAAGGGATGATTATTGTACTCACTCTTTAGTACCATATTTATTTGATGCAGGGCATTTTAAAACTAAACAAGAGGTACTTAATGACTGTATTAGGGCAAGGCATGGTGAGAGTATAAGAACGCCACAAACGCTTAGACAGAGGACAGGAGATGTCTTAGAAAAACCTTTGATACAAGAATGTATGAAAAGACTTGGAATAGATAAGTATGAAGATAAGGTAACTGAAAAGGTAGTACATCCTATATTACCTTTAGAGGGATCATTAGATGGTATGGCTTACCCTGAAAAGCTGACTATAAAAGAAGATATAGAAAATGGCATACACACTTTAGATTCTACAGAGGTTTATTTAAATGGTAATGTTCCTATAGAAGTAAAATGCACAAGTATTTATCCTGATGATGTGCCACCTGATTGGTTGGGTGTCTTGCAACTTAAAGCTGCTATGTCAACTACACAAGCAAATGCAGGTATTTTAATTATTCTTTACCAGTCAACTGATCTTAGAATTTATGTCATACCTAAAGATTATGAGTTTGAAAAACAACTAGAAGAAAAGGTAATAGACTTTAATAGAAGAATAGATGAAGAAGATTACTACACGCCACAAGTTACATCTGATGCTTATATAAAATATCCAGTTGCAGAAGATGAAATTAAGATACTACCTGAAGATACAGTAGAATTTATAAAGCAGTTAGAACAAACTAATGACATGATAAAGAATTTAGGTGCTATGAAAGAAAAACTATCAGCACATATTATGGATCAAATGGGTAATGCATCTGTAGGAAGAACTGGTGAATATGTCATTAACTGGAAGATGCGTAAGTATAAAGCTCAACCTGAAAGAGTTGTACCAGCTAAAGATGCTTATGAGATTAGAAGTAAGACATTAACGATTAAAAAGGGCAAATAGATATATGAGAGTATATAGGTATTATGGAGAGTTTATCTTTTGCCCTTACATTGATTATAAGAGAAAACAAAGAAAGTATTAATTAACTATGGTAATAAAGTCATATTAATATTAATATTTATATGGAGAGTATAAATGGAAGATAATTACAAAAAAGCACTATGGATTCCTACTGATCTACACATAGAGATTAAGGTATTTGCTGCTAAAAATAATATGAGCATAGAATCAGCAAGTCAGTTATTACTGAAACTTGGTGTATGCAGTTATGAGCAAGGTAAAGAAAATGAGCCAAAATAAACGAGCTGTAGAAAAAAGAAGAAAAGAAATAGCTGAAGAAAAGCTAGATAAACAAATTAAATGGATTTACTTTCAAAGAGGTGCTGGTAAACATTATAAAGAAATAGCATTTATGAGTGGTAGAACTATTAGGACTGATTATGGTGAACTCTAGGAATAAGGGTGCTGCATTTGAAAGATACATTGTCAACAAAATTAATACTTACTTTGAATCTAATAATATAGATAAAAGGGTAAAAAGAAACTTGGATCAATACCAAGAAAAAGGACAAGCAGACATTTATTTAGATAACTTTGCAATAGAATGTAAGAGGTATAAATCAGGGAGTAATATGCCTAGAAATAATTGGTGGACACAAACGCTTGAAAGTGCTGGTGATAAATATATACCTATTTTAATATGGAAATATGATAGGAAAAAAATACAATGCATAGTTCCAGCTTGGCTAGTTTCAGAAGTACCACAATCAAACAAGATAACTATGATGTTGCCATTAACAGACTTGTGCGAGAACATCGATGAAATCTTACAGAAAGCTAATGGATGTTAATAGTTTTATGTTAGAAGAAGAATTTGATATTTATTGCAGAGAAAGATTTGATAGGATTAATGTTGCTTGTGATTTTTTAGGAGTAATCAACGATGAAGATTTTGTTAGCTTTAAGGAAAGAAATTACTCTACCCTTGAAGCTGATTTTTTAACCAGTATTGATAAAACAATACATTAATAAGGAGAGTATATATATGGATATATTAGGTGGAATGAATAGTGGTGGTGGAGAATCACCATATTTAAAATGGAAAACAGGAGATATGAGTTTCTATAATGGTGAAGCACCAATAGAGTTTCAATATCTTCAGCTTGATCCAGCTACTTTTTTAAGTGGTTGGGGATGTTACAAACAAGTATTAGGTTATGACTTTGTTTGGGATAAACAGTTTGGTGTTGCAGAGAGTAAACCTGAAGAAGATTACAAAAGAGCTTTTTCAGCTTGGGTGCTACCACAAGGACTATCAAGACCTTTGTTATGGCAAAATATGACATTTGCAGAAACACAAGCATTTAATAAAATACTTGGTTTGTTTTGGAATGAGAAAGATAAGAATGGTGATTTATTACCAGTTGT